CATGCGTTCGATGGGTGGGTGGCACCGGAATGGGAACCGTGGGGTGGTGACTACAAACTGGCCGCTGTCCACCTGGATGTGATGGGTGTGTTGGATGACATCGGCCATGACGATTCCACCACCAGGTACACCACGGCGAGAGGCCCCGAGTGAGCGCGTTCATAGCGGTACGGCACAACATTGAGGTAGCCCACCGGTTGCACCTGCTACCGGGGAAGTGCGAGAACATCCACGGCCACTCGATGTGGGTCCGGTTGGAGCTCACCGGTGACCTCGACGGGCATGGGCTGATGGACGGCCTGGACTTCGGTGGCGTGAAGCGCGTCTACCGCATCCACCTGGACTCCACCTATGACCACCGGCTGCTGTTGGACGGCGCAGACCCGCTGGTGCATGGAGATGGTGATCTTCCGGGCCTACTAGCCACGGACGGACAGCCCACCACGGAGAACATCGCCTTGTGGATCGGCCGGTGGGCACAGGAAGCGTTCCCGTCTGTCAAGTCCGGTCGGGTCACGGTCCATGAGACCTACGTCAACCAGGCCGGGTGGTCGTGGTGATCGCCGACCGGTTACCGATCTCGGAGGTCTTCGGCCGCACCCTGCAAGGCGAGGGCCCAGCATCCGGGCAGTGCGCGGTGTTCGTGCGCCTGATGGGCTGCAACCTGTCGTGCTCCTGGTGCGACACCGCATACACCTGGGACGCCGACCGGTTCGACCTGCGATCCACCACCCAATGGCTGACACCGGCAGAGATCCTGACCCAGGTCGCTGCCCGCTCCCCCACGGGCGTCGTTGTCGTCACCGGTGGGGAACCGCTGCTACGCCAGGAGTACCCCGCATGGTCGGAGCTGCTGGCTGGGCTGACTGATGGTGGGTGGCGCCTGCACATCGAAACCAACGGCACCCAACTGCCGACACCGGAAACACTCGGTCACGCCGAGGTGATCTGCGTCAGCCCGAAACTAAGTAACGCCGGGGAGCACCGGGGCCACCAGAACCCCACCGTGCGCGCCGAGTTCGTGGACCTCGCCCACGCACACCCCTGCCTGCACCTCAAAGTCGTGTGCCGTAACGCTGTTGACGTCCTCGCCGCCGCGAAGATGGCCCGCGCGCTGCTGTGGCCGTGGGAACGGGTGTGGGTGATGCCCGAAGGGACCACCCCGTCCGTGCTGGCCGAACGCTGGCCCGTGATCGCTGACCAAGCCGCCCTCCTGGGCATCAACGCAACCCACCGACTGCATGTGCTGGCGTGGGGTGACGAAAGGGGCCACTAGTGGACGCTGAGCACTACGCGCGGAAGCTGATCGAGGCCCTGGACATCCCGGAAACGGAATCCACGAAGGACACACCCCGCCGGTTGGTGGCTGCGCTCGAGGAAATGACCGCCGGTGTCCGCTTGGACCCCGCCCGGCACCTGGCGGTGACGTTCCCCGCTGAGTCCCCTGATCCCGGCATGATCGTGGTGACCGGTATCCCGTTCATCAGCCTGTGTGAGCACCACATGCTGCCGTTCACCGGGACCGCGACCGTGGGGTACCTGCCGGCGCCCGCTGCCCGCATCGTGGGCCTGTCGAAGCTGGCGCGGGTGGTCCAGGAGTACGCGGCCCGCCCGCAGGTCCAGGAACGTTTGGGTGACCTGATCACCACGGCGATCACCACCAGCCTGGAGACGTTGGGTGCCGCGTGCGTGATCCGCGCTCACCACTCCTGCCTGACGTTGCGTGGAGCTAGGGCGACTGGCGCGAGCATGGTCACGTCGCACCTGTCGGGGCGGTTCCGTGATGAGCCGACCGTGCGCGCGGAGTTCCTTTCGCTGGCCGTCTAGAACGGCTCAACGCCGGGTGGCGGGTAGGCCGGGTCGCCGGGGCACGCACCCGGTTTCTCCCCCCCGCACGGTGGCGGCACCCTGTCTTGCCCGTGCTGGTCACTGGTCGAAGCTGGCACCGGGACTACCGGGACGGGGGTCGGGGTGTTGAGACAGCCCACACCAGAGCTAGCGCCAGGGCAGCGGACCTTCTCCGCCGGTGGTTGACAGCCAGCGACCGTGGCCGCCAGCAACGCCACTACCGCAAGCGGTGCCGCACTGATCATCATGTTTTCCTCCGTGTCGTAGGGCGTTCCCTGCCCTGAGTATCGCCCTGGCCACCAGAAGTGTTACGCGACTGGGGGTAGGCCGGTGACAGCGACGATTACCGGCCTCGACCTCGCCGCATGGTCCAGCGCTCTAGACAGGTTGGACCCGCCACAGGTCGATGTGTTCGGGAAACTGGAATACGTCCCGACACCCAAACAGCAAATGTTCCATGACGCCACTGAGTTCGATGTGCTGTTCGGTGGGTCCCTCGGTGGTGGCAAAACCCGCGCGTTGACCATGGAAGCTATTAGGGCGTGCATCCGGTATCCCGGTATCCGGGTCGGGGCGTTCAGGAGAACCTACGGTGAGCTGAAAGAGTCACTGCTGGCTGAGCTGATGCAAATCAACTACGCGGCAGCGGTGCGCGCGAAGTGGAACGGGTCGGATTACGAGCTGCGGTTTCCCAACGGCTCGGTGATCATGTTCCGGTATGCGGAGTCCATGCAAGACGCCACCCGACGCCAAGGCGGCCAGTACCAGCTCCTGATCTTCGATGAGCGCACGCTGACACCCCCGGATGTCGTGTCCTTCCTGGAGTCCCGGCTGCGATCAGGCCGCAAGTCCATCCCGGTGCTCGGTATCCGGTCCAGCGCGAACCCCGGTGGGCCTGGGCACGGCCGGGTGCGCGTGAAGTACGTCGATGCCACCAACTACGGCACCAAAGTCGTCCACGACGAACGCGGCCGGACCATCCGGTTCATCCCGTCACGCATGGAAGACAACCCCCACCTGAACCCCGAGTACGAGAACGACCTACTGGCCCTACCGGAGGTGCTGCGTAAGGCACTGCGTGAGGGCGACTGGGGTGTGTTCTCCGGGCAGGTGTTCTCCGAGTTGTCCCGTGACCGCCATGTGGTGGCACCGATCAACCTGCCGTTGTCGTGGCTGCGGTACAACGGCGTGGACTGGGGTTACGCCAAACCGTGGGCTGTGCTGTGGGCTGCCGTTGATGAGGACGGCCGGGTGTGGATCTACCGGGAGTTGTATGACACCGGTGTGGGGGAAGCGGAGCAGGCCAGACGCATCCTGGCCGCTGAGGCTGACGATGAGAAAGTCACTGTCAGGTACGCCGACGACGCCATGTGGGCGACCCGTGGTGACGCCAAACCGATCTCCGACATTTACGCCGAGAACGGTGTCCACCTGACAGAAGCCGGTAAGGGCGCCGGGTCGCGGATCATCGGTTGGCAACGTATCCACTCCTATTTGGATAACGGCCCGGCGTGCCCCCATCACCGTGCTTTGGGGTGGACCGAGTGCCCGATGCTCCACATTTTCGACACGGTGGAGAACCTGTGGCGTGAGCTGCGTGACCTGCCGCACGCCACCAAAGGTGACCCTGAGGACGCGGACACCACCGCATCCGATCACGCCGCTGACGGCCTGCGCTATCTGCTGATCAACCTGGGGACCGCGCCACGGTTCCACTTCCCACCCACCCAGCTGGAGGTGACGGTGCTCGATCCCACCGCCACCGGGCCACGTCCACCGCAGCCACTACCGACGATGTACGGCGGGTTCCCCGTCGCGACTGAGGGGACGTCGATATGGGGCTGAGGTCGTTCGTGCGGGAGGTGTTCGGCCGAAGCGAGGTCCAGGAGAAGCCCGCCGCTAAGGCACCGGTCCTGGAGCCACCATCACCCAAGCAGGCCCGCCGTGCTGGTTTCGAGTACGGCATCCCACTGGGCAACGGTGGTGGTGGCCTGGATGTGTCCCGTCAGGTGTCGGCCAGCGCGGAACGCCAACAGACCCTGGCGCAGCTCCACCAGCTGTACATGACCTGCGACTGGGTCTCCAGCTCCGTGGATGTGGTGGCGCGGACGGTCACTGCCGGCGGGTTGCAGGTGGTGTCAGAGTCCGACGTCCCGGAAGGTGAGCAACCGGCTGACCCCCCGGAGGTCCAGCGCCTCAAGCGGTTGATGAAGTTCTGCAACCCGCGCGAGGACATGATCCAGTTGCTGCGCAACGTGGTCACGGACCTGGAGCTGTTCGGGGACGCCTACCTGGAGATCGTGGTCCTGCTGGGTGAGCCGATCGCCCTGTACACCCTGGACGCCACCACGATGACGGTGCTGTCCGATGAGCATGGGGAGGTCAACGGCTACCACCAGGACGTTGACGGTGTCCGCACGGCCACGTTCGGCCCCGATGAGGTGATCCACTTCTCGTTGGACGCACCCCGTGGTGGTTTGTACGGTGTCGGCCCGGCGCAGAAGGTGCTGTTCCCGGCTACGGCGTGGCTGTTCGCCATGGCAACCCTCAAGGAATGCTTTAGGCGCGGTGACCCTCCGCGTATCCACGTTGACCTGGGGCATTTCCAGGACGGTGACGTGCAGCGGTGGCGTGAGCAGTACATGGTCAACAATCTGGGGCCCAAGGCTGTCGGTACCCCCATCTTGACCACCGGTGGTGGTGGGGTTCAGGTCCTGGACCCCCACAAGGTCGGGGATTACCTGGAGGCGTGCCGCAGCTTGCGGGATGAGATCGTTTCCGCGTTCGGTGTGCCCCCCGCGAAGGTGGGCATCATTGAGACCGGCAACCTCGGTGGCGGTACTGGTGAGGCACAGGACAAAACGTTCCGCATCAACACCATTATCCCCATTACCGCGATCATTCTGGAGAAGCTGAACTTCCACCTGTTGCAGGTCGGTTTCAAAATAACCAATTACGTCCTGGAGTTCAAAGAGATCGACTACCGGGATTCGGAAGTGGTGGAGAAGATCCGTGACATGCGTTTGCGGAACGGCTCCTACACCCTGAACCGG